ATGTGCAAGGTGGAATTAACTCTAAGCAGTGGCTCGATAAGAATGTCAAGAATACCCCGATGATTGCGAATCATGTAATCATCTCGCTTGGCTCCAACGACCACAAATATGTTAAGACTGAGGCAGAACTACGAGTCATTCGTAAACTCACCAGTGCATCCAGAGTGTATTGGGTAATGCCATCCGATAAGTTTCCAGAAGCACAGTCAGCAGTCTGGCACATCGCAAACGAGCACAATGATATTATCCTGAGAACAAATCGTATGCAAACAGATAATGTTCACCCATCATGGGCAGGGTATAAAGAACTAGCGGAGAAGGCACGATGAATCTCAAAGACTATCAGATTGAACCAAAAAAGCCACTCTCATTCGAGGAATGGAAGGGTAATATTGCTCCACAATATCAGGGAGATAAATTAAAGGCATACGATAGACTACACAAGGTAGACTATGAGAAGGAATTTAATGAGATGCTCCAACGAGAATATGCGGAGTACTGTGACAATCTTAACGGAAACTGGCTACTACGATGATTACAAAAGAGAAACTAGAAAACCATATCAAACATCTCCAAGAGAAACATGATATATTGGATAAGGAAATCTGGGAACTCGACTGTCACTATGATGAATCAATCGAGTGTCATGATCTAAAGAAAAAGAAGCTGAAACTAAAGGACGAGATAGAACAATGCAAAATCAAATTGGCAGGGCTATAATGCAGTGGTTATCGGGGATATTTACTATATTCGTAGTGCTCCCGATTAAGGCAATTCTGGAATTCTTAAAGTTTATGTTAATCGATATCCCCATGATGGCAGGTAAGAAAGATGACAACATTCACAAGTGATGATAGGGAAAACTCCTATCCAAAACTCATTAAGTATAGAGATGCAGGAATGGCAACTCATACATATTTCTGGACTGTCAATAAGAAGGTAGTTAGCCCATACTTCGACTCGGAATCAGAAGCCACAGACTGGATGGAACTAAAGAAATATCAAGCCGAAGCACAATCGCTCTGGTCTGACTCGTGTACAACTCAAAGGAAAACCTAATGGAAACGAATGAATCAAAAGAAACACAAGCAATCCTAGCAATGGGAGAGAAACTCGCAACCTATGAAGCAGAGATCGCTCGACTAACCAAGAGAGTCCAAGAACTAGAGACCATCGTGGCTAATCAGAGAGCAATGATCAAAGAACTGCAATAGTCGGTCTACTGCTATTACTACGAGGGTAAAAAATGACACCATCCAAAGAAGAAATCCTAGAATTACTTAAAATCCGAGATCGACATCTGGAAACAGCAAGTAAGATCGTACAATTCGCAAAAATGTATCCAAAGTCCTATACTACCAAAGTAGAGGAAGCACCGAAACATGTGGGCTATGAGACATGAAATGTAATCCTCATCCGAATGCTCCACATGGATTTCTAAGACAAGCCAGTCATGATGCAGGTCGCTATGTATGTGAGTGTGAATGGTGGTCTGAAAAGGATTATGAACTCGCTACATTAGAAGAAGCAGAGGAATTCGATAAGAAACGAAACTATGAGTGGGATGAATGGAAACCAAATAAGGATATAGTATAATGTTAAGAGATCGTAAATTACTGGTAGAATCAGAGATAACCAAGTTAACGGATACAGCAGCACATATGTACCTAGATGCAATGGTATCAGAGAGTGCGTTATCCAAAGAATATCATGACATCCGAGAGCGTATTACAGACTTACAGCATGAACGTAAGATGATACAATTACTCCTAGACAAGGGACATGAATGATACTGGAGCATGGAGAGAAGCAATATCGATGGGTCACGAACGAGAATGAGCCAGTGAGTGAGTGGTTTGTGGACATAAGAGAAGCACTGGAGTGGATAATACGACACGATATTGCTAGGGATGCATGTGTGGTGGACGTATATTAGGAAAAACAGGGATTATCGTGTTTACAAAGGCGAGTGATGGCATACAAAGAAAAAACATGTCCTAAGTGTGGGGCTGTACACAACAAGCGTGGTGAGTTCTGCAGTCGCTCGTGTGGCAACTCTCGTCCACTAACCAGAGAACAGAAGCGAAAGATTGGTGAGGCTAAGTCGGCATGGCTCACCAGTGGCAGTGATGATGCGGATGTGGCTGTGCATAACTTTGTCTCTGGTGGTAATAATAAGACTCCAGATCCTGTGGCACCAATGAAGCCTGTGGATGTGGGCAGTGGTCGCTTTGTGCAGGATGGCGACGTGTGGGAAGTAGTGTAGTTTGCAACTTGCAATTTAGATTTGATTTATACTTGACTTTGGTGTAGAATCACTGTGTTAGGGTTGATACAGAGAAGTAAGTATCCACTAACTTAGAGGGTTATTCGAGAGAGTAACCCTTTTGTCATTGGGGTTGTCGTTAATTCGATTATGGGGTAAGATAGAGGTATAAATTGAAAAGGAACTAAAAATGAATGAATTCTCTACTTTCTCCGCTGGTGTTCGTGATGCTACTGCTGACTTCGGTCTTAGTGGTCGAATTATGGCTGGTGGTCCAACTGAATCTGCCTGTTATGCTTCGTTTGATTATATCGTGAATGACTTCCGAATTCGTCTGGCTTGCTCTGACTCTTATTTGGCTGGTTATTTGTCGGTGGTGTTCGCTGAAGAATAACCCTACGGAATTGAGGGTTATCCAAATACTGGTTGCCCTTAATTTGCAATTATGGAATAATAGTCTTTATTGAATTGATTATGAGAGGTTTTTTATGAATGTATCCGCTGTTTCCTTCGACGCTAAATCTGGCAACTATTTCGCTAAAGTCGGCTCCAAGACCATTAAGTCTTACTCCAAAGCCTATGTTGAACGTCGTGTAAAAGCGATGGTCGGTGACGTGGAAGTTGCCATGGCTGCAGCTGTTGAAAAATCCAACAAGTACGATATCAACACACGATTCGGCTTTGTTGAGAAGTTGGTGACAATGGTTGCCACTGGTGTTCAACCCTCTGCCGTGATTACTGGTGAAGGTGGACTCGGTAAGACTTACACTGTAACCAAAACATTGGCTGCACATGGTTACAAAGATATCAGCGAATTAGCTGAATTCCAAGTGGGCTCTGTCATCAATACTAGCAAGTGCTTTATGATGATTAAGGGTTTCTCCACTGCAAAGGGTTTGTATCGTACCCTCTTCGAAAATCAAAAATCTGTAATCGTGTTCGATGACTGTGACGCTGTTCTGAAGGATCCAGTTGCATTGAATCTGCTTAAGGGAGCATTGGACTCTTACGGTAAACGCATCATTAGCTGGAATGCTGACATGAAGGACGATGATCTGCCACGTTCATTTAACTTCGAAGGTCGTGTGATTTTCATCTCTAATATGGACCAAGATCGTATCGACCAAGCCATTCGTAGTCGTTCGATGATGATCGACCTGTCTATGACTCTGGACCAGAAGATCGATCGTATGGAGTTTATTGCAAAATCCGACGAGTTCTTGCCTGAGTACGATGCCACTATTAAGGCTGACGCACTGGCTCTGATTCGTAAGATTAAGAGTGAGTGCAAAGAGATTAGTCTGCGTACCCTTATCGCTGTATCTAAGGTTCGTGCCAGTAACAAAGACTGGAAAGACCTTGCCACTTACATGTTAACTGCTTAAGGAGAAGTTATGGGTTATTTTAGTAATTTGCATCAAAGCATTATCGAACTACACGAAGATGGTCTGCCAGTAGACGAGATTGCTGTTAGTCTTATGGTAGATCTGGGTACTGTAGCTGAAATCATCAAGGAATACGAAGAACAGAATTATGACTATGATGATAGCATGGATGGTGACGAAGCATCAGCACTGGCTTCTGCTGGGTTCGGTACAGACGAAGACTATGGGTATTATTAATATGATAAAGTGGATTCTGATAGTAGTAATAGTAGTAGCATTCCCATTAGAGACAGGGCATGCATTGGCAGAGGCAGTAGCAATAATCAAATCTGCAATTGAAACAGTAATTATTGGATACAAGGGAGCATAAATGATAAGATTCATAGTAGGACTAATAGTAGTAATGGGTGCAGTTGGTGGCATGGATGAACCAGAGAATTCACTGTTGGTGCTAATGGGTATCGCAGGTGTAGGACTGGCACTGATGTATTTCGGCTCTGAGAAGATGAAACAGTTGTAAATCTGTATTCGGCTTAGGTGACATATCTGTAATGCACGGGACTCCTACCCAGCCACACAATCGGGGTTTAGCCCACCATCATAATTACATCCTTGTCTTGCAATCATTCTTAGGGTATAATCATATCTGTATAGGGTTGCAAGGATTGAGTTCAGATTGTCTGCAAAAATTCCCCGAGAAAATTTTCACTGTAAAAGGTTGCATATGAACGAACAAATTAAACAGTTAATGATACAAGCAGACTATCCTGCTCCAGAACTTGCTCTACGTGCTCAAGCACTAGTGGAGTTGATTATTCAGGAATGTACTGAGACATGCTTGCGTATGCAATTGGGTAATCAGTATACACCAGAGGAAATGTTATTCCAAACCAAGTACCGTAAGATTATTAAAGAACATTTTGGAGTTAGTAATGATTAAATCAAACGAGATGGCGAGTACGGTATTTCATGCTGAGAACTGTCTATGTGACATTGCATCGGCTATTAATAAAGATGGTTCCAAAGAGCAGAAGAAAGCACTGGAAAGAGCTATGACTGCATTGGAAGAGTTGTATTTTCTACTACAGGAAGAAGAGTAATGAACGATAAGAGACAATTGTATGTTACACTAGTCTGTTCTGTATTAATCATCGGAGCATTGGTATTACTATGATCGAGATTAACGATATTGTTCAGGTAGATCCTAGCAAGGCAGTCTTCGGTGGTACTATGGTTGTAGTCACTGAGATTAAGCCATGGGGTATACAGGGTTATGTTCAGTCCGCTGGAGTGGATGGTCTACAGTACATTCGTCTGGAATGGCAGGACTTCGAGTAGACTGGTGGAAAGACTATTTGGGTTTCACAATGAAAACAGTTGATTCAATCGGATCTTCCCCTAGTATTAGAGCAAGAGACTAGATATGTGGTTTATTGCAATCCCAAGACAGTAAAGAAATTGGTTGTCTTGCAAGATTAATTGGAGTATAATAGTATTATGATAAAAACTGAAAACGAACATTTGTTTCCTACTGGTGGATTGACACTTCCCTATGAGGTTGCACACGGGATTACATTGGCATCTTTGATTGACTCTAGAGATTACATGCAGAGTGAGTTGGATCAATGGAATGCGAATCCCAAGGATGAACTCAATCCAGATGGTTATTGGCTTCATCCTGACGATGTCGTGAATAATATGAAGTTGATTCGTGCAATGAATCTATTGATTGGGTATTATGGTGGTTAGAATCTTATTGATATTGGTGTTATTATCAGGATGTTCCATGACAAAGATGGAGCATGTCTATGTTGATAACAGTGCACACAATAACTTTGTTGGGAATCCTTGTTCGTTTTATCTAAGATTCCAAGGTGGTTCGGCACAGTGCTTTGCCATGAAGCCACAACCCACTAATCCAGATAATCCATACAAGAAATGACAGACGAAGAAGCCACTAAATTTTACGAAGAGTTGGTCGAACACTATGGTAATAAACTTGCCAACTTCGAGCATCATCCTCGACAGTTTCAATATCAGGTAAACTGTTACCGATACTACAAGGAAAAGAATAATGAATGATGCACAACTAATTGAGATATCCCGTGGTGTTGATAGCTATCTGTATCAACTAATGAAAGATTATGAAGTAACTCCACTGTCTCTTGCTGCAGTTTTGTTGGCACGAGCAATGGTTCTAAACAAGGATGCTGGATCCTCCGATGACTTTGTAAAGTTGTTGGTCAGTGTCGTCCAGAATCCACCAGAAAGTAATGAAAAGGTACACTAATGAAAATCGCAATATGTTCAGACGTCCATCTAGAATTCGGACAACTAGAACTGGAGAACACACACAATGCTGAAGTCCTTGTTTTATCTGGTGATATTTGCACTGCTGTTGATCTTCGTGTTACCGATAGCATTCTTTCTTCTGCTAAAACTGATCGGTATCTTGATTTTTTTACTGCTTGTAGTAGGAACTTTCCTCATGTCGTTTATGTTATGGGGAATCACGAGCATTATCATGGTGACTATGCTACTTCTGCAGGCATTCTAAAAGATGCACTAAAGCATCTACCAAATATTCATGTTCTTGATAAAGAAGTATTCACTCTTGGAGATTATGTATTTCTGGGTGGCACTCTTTGGACTGATATGAATAATGAAGATGAAACAACCATGAATCATGTTTCTCGTCGTATGAATGACTTTCAAATCTGTGAGAACAGTAATGAGATGGTCAACTACAGAGTGTGGGATGAAAAGGATGATGGGAAAACTGTGAAGTTTAAGGTTCGTCCAGCAACTTTGACTCCACGACATGTGATTGAAGACCACAAAGCGATGCTGAAGTTTATTGAGACTAATTACAATATGACTCCTCCATGGATGACAACCATTGTAGTTGGGCATCATGCTCCAAGCAAGAGTTCAGAGCATCCTCGCTATGCTCATGATTCTCTAATGAATGGTGCTTACAATTCTCGTTTGGATCAATTCATTATGGATCGTCCAGGAATTAAATTGTGGACTCATGGTCATACTCACGAAGACTTTGACTACATGATTAAGCAATGTCGTGTTGTTTGTAATCCTCGTGGTTACATCAACTACGAAGATCGTGCAGATCGTTTTGAATTGAAAGTGGTAGAAGTATGAGTGATTATACTCCAGACAAATGGGTTGTTGTTCGAATCACTAGTGATAACCATTCACCTATCCATAAAGTATTTGCTTGTTGGTATGGTGGATGGGCAGGTGCTGACTCATGGAAGTTAAACAGTGGCATTACCAAAGTAATCCTCGAAGGAAATTCTTATTTCTTCGAGGGTTCTTCTGGATCTGTTTATGAGTGCCATAAAAATAGTTATGGAACAAATATGTATGGTCAGGGAATTTTAAACAATCTGATCGACAAGGTTGAACGAGCAGGTGGCACATGTGTTGTTCTATCTGAAGAAACTAACTGGTTGGAGATTAACTATGAATAAACCTACATCGTGGACAATTACACTTGAATCAGCAGACGATGGGAGTGGAGATTTAGTTCTCCCTCTCACCGATGAAATTATGGAGAGTGCTGGTTGGCAGACTGGCGATACACTTGAGTGGATAGATAATAAAAATGGTACATGGTCAATAAAGAAAATAGAAAATGAACACAAATCTAATCCCACTGAATGATAAGGAAGAAGCAATTCTTCAGTTGATGCAACGGATCAACGAACTTGAGTATGAAAACTCAAATCTTAAAGATGAAATCAAACAATTGAAATGGTCACTACAGGAGCATGATTAATGGCTAAATTTACTTTTATTTGCGAAGATGAACCAATGCCTTTTAGCGAAGGTATTGTAACAAAACGTACTATTGAATTTGATGCAGTAGCACTCAGTGATATTGTGTCTGAATTTGAATTATTCTTGCGTGGTGCAGGATTTAATCCAACTGGCACACTTGATTTTATTCCAGATGAAGAATATTATGGAACTGGTCCAGAGTGGCATACTGAAGAGTTTGATACACCACAAGAACACTGGAATATTCCATTATATGATGAACAAGATTTACCAATGGGGAAATCTAAACACTATTTTGACACCGAAAGGAACAAATAATGGGAATGCCACTTGATGTTTTAATGTTTCAACAAGCATGCGATCAAAAACCTAGTGCAGAAAACGCTGCACTATACAAAACTTTAATGCAAGAAGAGTTTAACGAGTTTATTAGTGCACATTGGAATCGTAATGAGACCGAAATGCTTGATGGTTGTATGGATTTAATCTGGGTTACACTTGGATTTTGTCACATGAAGGGTTATGACATTGTTGGAGCATGGGATGAAGTTGTAAGAACCAACATGGCAAAGGTTGATCCAGTGACTCGCAAGGTAAAAAGACGTGAAGATGGCAAGATTTTGAAGCCAGAGGGCTGGAAACCACCTGATTTATCCAAATTTACAACAAAAAAGTTGCCTTAAATTGATTTTTGAGGTATAATTACATTATGATTACATTATACTTAGACATGGATGGTGTGCTTTGCAACTTTGACAAGGCATATCGTTCTTTACGCACCCATGCAACTGACGGAAAACGATTTCGTGCAGCTGTAATGGAATTTCAAATCTTTGAAGACTTGGAATTTATGCCAGATACACAAGAATTATTGACTTATGTCAGTAAACTTGAGCATATCCACATTGAAATTCTCACTTCACTGGGTACTTTTGATGTGCAACAAGGAAATGCAGCAAAATCACAAAAACAAAAATGGTTAGACAAGTGGAACATTCCATACAAAGCCAATTTTGTTCGTTCCAAAGAAGAAAAATCAAAATTTGCACATGATAGAGCAATTTTAGTTGATGATTCTCCAGGATGCATCAACCCATTCAATGTTAAAGGTGGACATGGTATTCTACATACAAGTTCATCTGATACAATTCAGCAAATTCATGATACTATTCGTGGAATTCGTGGATTATACGCATTAAGAAAAGATTATGCTTGATATTTTTCAACCAACTTTACAATGGATAAAAGATGACTGGAACTCTAATCGCTTTCGTTTTGTTATTGAGTTGCTTGCTTGGGCTGTTAGTATTGGGTGCTCAATTACCATGGCACTCACAGTCCCAAATCCTCCTCTTCTGGCTCTTTATCCTGTGTGGATTGCTGGTTGTGCCATGTATGCTTGGGCTAGTTATACTCGGAAATCATTTGGGATGCTGGCTAACTACATCTTGCTAACTACCATTGATACTGTTGGTTTAATTCGAATGCTTATAGTATGAACATATTTTATCTTCACGAAGATACACAAGAATGTGCTAAACAGCATCTTGACAAACATGTCGTTAAGATGATTTTGGAATACGCACAACTTCTCTCAACTGCACATCGTCTGCTTGACGGATATGAGTATGAGGGTAAGTCTATTTCTGGTCGCAAAGCAATGCGTTGGAAGTTAGATGATGAACGTGAAGATAATTTGTATCTTGCATCACACATGAAACATCCATCTGGTATTTGGTGTCGTCAATCACTGGATAATTACTGGTGGTTGTATAATTTGTGGCGAGATCTCATGAAAGAATATACATTTCGTTATGGTAAGCATCATGTTGCAGAAAAGTTAATTCCATTTTTATCTTTTCCACCAACTAATATTCCAGTTGGTGCTGCAACTCCAATGCCACAATGTATGCCAGAACAATACAAAGTGATTGGTGATTCTATTCAGGCATATCACAATTATTACATCAATGATAAACAACCATTTGCTGTTTGGACGAATAGACCAATTCCAGAGTGGTATGTTTGTGAATGGAAAGATAGAAATCACAAAGCAGTGTATCAAAAACAAAACAATAAAATAAAATTTAGAATGGTTCCCGCATAATGAGTTTAAATACATTTAATAACTATGGGTTTATTGAGCACGTCTTCACTGACAAAGAATTACAACCAATTCGTGATGAGATTGATGAAATTAAAGCAGATTTTGACATGCATCAACCACAACAGTGGAACACTCGCCTCAGTGGCAATCTAAAAAGAGAATTTGCACTACCAAAATCAATAAAGCATGCTGAAACACTAATTTTACCGCAGGTTGAAGAGTATGTTGAGTTCTTTAACTTTCTTAAAGACTCATTTCTCACAAGACAAGAGGTAGATTTTAGTTTAAACTCTCTTTGGGTAAATTTTCAAGCAAAGAATGAGTTTAATCCACTGCATAATCATGATGGGTTCATGTCTTTTGTTATTTACACGAAAGTTCCATTTAAAATGAAAGATGAACTTGCTGCATCTCCAGGAATTAACTCAAATAACAATGTTCCAGGTCATTTCCAGTTTTCTTACACTGGAATTCTTGGTGGTATTAGTAATCATTATGTTCCTGTTGACGAAAGTTACGAAAACACGATGATGTTGTTCCCATCCAAGTTAATGCACTGTGTTTATCCGTTTTTTACGTCAGATGAATATAGAATTAGTGTGGCAGGTAATGTTTATTGTACAAGAAAGAATTCCTCTCGCTAAATAGAAGTGTGAGGAGAAATTATGCCAACATACAGTTTTAGAAATAAAGATACAGGTGAGATACATGATGAGATCATGCGCATTGCTGCAAGAGAGCAATATCTACTAGACAATCCCCATTTGGAATCTATTATAACAAGTGCACCTGCATTTGCTGGGGATCATATCACCATTAAAAAAGATACAGGTTTTAAGGAGGTACTACAAAGAATCCATTCTCTAACTCCAGGAAGTCAATTAGATAAAACATCATCACAAATTTAAGGAAGTTCAATGGCTCGTACATCAGCTGCTAAAAAAGTAATAGACATCAATAATAATGAAGAGCGTGAAACGAAACCAATTGCCAGTAATCAATTAAGAATCCGATTAGACAACTTAAAGACATTCCAACCACTAACAGACAATCAAAAGAAATTCTTTGACGCATACAAGCGTGGTGATTATTTCGTAGCACTACATGGTGTCGCTGGAACAGGTAAAACATTCATTGCTCTCTACAAAGCAATTGAAGAAGTCCTTGATAAATCAAATCCATTCACTAAGATTATTGTAGTTCGTTCTGCAGTACAATCTCGTGAGATTGGTCATCTTCCAGGAGATGTAAATGAGAAAATGGAAATCTATCAACAACCATATCGTCAAATCTGCGAGACATTGTTTGGTCGTAAAGACGCATGGGATAGATTAGAAGAGCAACACCACATTGAGTTTATTTCTACATCATTTATTCGTGGTATGTCTTTCGATAATGCAATTATTATTGTTGACGAGATGCAGAATTTGACATTTGAAGAAATCGACACAGTTATGACTCGTGTTGGTCACATGTCAAAGATTATCTGGTGTGGAGACTATCGCCAGACTGATCTAAATAAAAAGAAGAACGATATGTCTGGTATTTTGAAATTCTTTGATATTGCCATTCACATGAGTGCTTTCACTAAGATTGAATTCACTCCCGATGATATCGTTCGTTCGTCTTTGGTTAAAGATTATATTCTTGCCAAATTAAAAATAGAAGATATGGAGAACAAATGATTACAGCACAGCAATTTGCCCACTTATTTCCAAGAGCACAAGATCCAGCATCTTGGGCAGAGTCAATGAATAATGTATTCCCAACTTATGATATTAACACACCACATCGTGTTGCAGCATTTCTTGCTCAGTGTGGTCATGAGTCTGGTGGTTGGACAGTGTTTGAAGAAAACCTAAACTATTCTGCACAAGGATTAAATGGTATCTTTAAAAAGTATTTTCCTACACTTGAATCCGCACAACCTTATGCTCGCAAGCCAGAAATGATTGCCAATAAGGTTTATGGTGGTCGTATGGGTAATGGACCAGAGTCATCAGGCGATGGATGGAAATATCGTGGACGTGGACCAATCCAGTTGACTGGAAAAGATAACTATCGTGCATTTGCCAAAGATATGTTTGAAGACTGGGAAAATCTATTTGAGAATCCAGACTGGGTTACATCGGATCGTGACTTCGCTCTTATGTCAGCAATTTGGTTCTGGAATAAAAATAAACTTAATGTTCAAGCAGACGCAGGTGACATTAAACTAATGACTAAGAAGATTAATGGTGGTTATATCGGTCTTGAAGATCGAATTAAACATTATAATGAAGCAATACACTTACTCACATAACTTAGGATAAATAAAATGTTAGACACTCTATTTTGGTTAGCACTTGGCGCATTCGTAGGATGGAATTTTCCACAACCTTTCTGGGCTAAGATTATACAAGAAAAAATTCAATCAATGATTGCTAAAAAGTAATGGCTTATTCCGACAAAGTTCTTGATCACTATGAGAATCCACGTAATGTGGGTTCTTTAGATAAAGACGATCCAACAGTTGGTACTGGCATGGTTGGTGCACCTGCATGTGGTGATGTGATGAAGTTACAGATTAAGGTAGATGAAGATGGTATTATTAGAGATGCTCGTTTCAAGACATATGGATGTGGATCAGCAATCGCCAGTTCGTCGTTGGTTACAGAGTGGGTTAAGGGTATGCATATTGATGATGCTGCTAAACTTAAAAACTCTCAGATTGCCGAAGAACTAGCATTACCACCAGTTAAAATTCACTGCTCAATACTTGCAGAAGATGCAATTAAAGCAGCGATACATGACTATCAACTAAAGTGTGCATGCGTATGATTACCTTAACAGAATCCGCAAAGAAACAACTCGATGAAATCCTAATGGATGATGTATCAATGAAATATGTAAGAGCATTTATCACTGGTGGTGGATGCTCTGGTTTTAATTATGGGTTTACACTTGAAGCAGATAAAGAAGAAGATGACTTCGTTATTGATAATCTTGTAGTTGATGCCATGAGTATGCAGTATTTTGAAAACGCTACTATAGATTTTACTAGTGATAAATTAAAAGGATCTCAATTTGTTATATCAAACCCAAACGCAAAATCAACCTGTGGATGTGGAAGCAGTTTCTCAGTCTAAAGTGAAAACATTTATACATCATGATTTCGGCAAACTTGAACGTGATACAAAACCCGATGGTACAAGGTTATATAAAACCCCATCGGGTAAATCCTATCCCTCCGTTACAACAGTTACAGGACTGCACTCAGCGAAGGGAATCATGGAATGGCGAAAGAGAGTCGGAGAAGCAGAAGCAAACCGAGTCTCTGCAAAAGCCAGTTCTAGAGGTACAAGAATCCATCAACACTGCGAAGACTTTCTCCTTGGAGAGCATGTTGAACCAGATATGTTTGATGCAGAAATGTTCAACTCAATCCGACCATTGCTTGACCAAATCGACAACATCCACTGCTTGGAAACGCCATTATGGTCTGACCATTTACAAGTCGCTGGAACAGTTGACTGTATCGGAGAGTTCCAAGGTAAACTTAGTGTTATAGATTTTAAAACATCAAGTAAACCAAAAGATAGAGATGACATTCATAACTACTTTATGCAAACTGCAGCATATGCAGTAGCATTTGAAGAAAGAACAGGAATTCCAATTGGAAGACTTGTTAT